CGTTGCAGTAAATGCTTATTGGCAACCTACTCAGAGCGGTTGGATTCCTTCTGTCTCTACTGGTTATGGTTATAATTCCGTAAGTGGTTCTGTTGGGGCTACTGATGCTACCGATTCAGATTCTTGGTTTGTTGGTCTTCAGTGGAAAAATGTTTTTGTTGATGGTAATGCTGCTGGTGTTGCTGTCGGACAGGTACCTTCTTCTGAAACTGTTGATGAATCTACGATGCTTGAGTTCTTCTATAAGTTCCAAGTAACTGACAACATCAGCATTACTCCTGCCCTTTTCTACGTTGATAACAATCAGTGTTATCAGGACAGCAGCAAGTGGGGTGGTGTTGTAAGCACTAAGTTCACTTTCTGATAAGGCAGTAAATCCTAACGAACTAAGTCGGGGTAGGGAAACCCGCCCTTGACTTTTCTTTAGATTTGCTGTATAATTTTACGGTTCTTTACAATTAAACAATGACTGTTACAAAAAATGAATTTGGTCAGCAAAATATGTTTGCGACCGAACCGACTATGTACATTACGGAGGACGACATGACTAGTTACGAAAAACAGACTCACAATGAAAAAGCAGAAATTTGGAATTCTCGGGCTGCTATGCTCGGTGTAATTGCTGGTTTTGTGTCTTATGCACTGACCGGTAATCTTTTCTTTGGTCTTTATTGATAAGGAGATATTAAAATGAAATTCGGTTGGACTCACGAAAACGAAATCAAAAATGGCAGACTTGCTATGTTGGGATTTTTAGTGATGGTGGGAACTTATCTTACCACTGGGCAGATTATTCCGGGCGTGTTTTGAAATGGGTGAAATTATTTTCACTTTCACTTCAGTAGCATTTCTAGTGCTATTATTTCATACAATTAATAATCTCTCTGAGACTTATTAAATTTAGGGGCCTTGTGGCCCCTTTTGTCCTAAATAGGACAACTGGATTGAAAACATGGGTGGGTTTATTTCGGATTGTGGTAATTATGGTGTTTTTAAGTTTGGAAAAAAACAATGGATGGTGGTCTACCATAACCATCAACTAGAAGTTTTTAATACTATTCCGCAATGTCGTAAGTGCATTAAAGAGCACAGTGCCAATTTAAAAACTGTCACACCTAAACCTGCTCCTAGTAAAACTCCTGTTAAAATAAAACCACGTTCCAAGAGAACCACCAAATGATTTCAACAAAAATTCGGCTACAATTAGAAGAAATTTGCAACAGGATTGAAAATAAAGAAGAAGTTTCTTTTTCTGATATGGTCCTGATTGAAAAATGGTCTAAGGCCAATCGATCTGTTTATGACATGCTCCAAAGGGCTCGTCGAAGGGCCATTCAGGGACCTGTAGAAGAAGGAAGTCTAGATGAATTCCTGGATCAAATGAATCTAGGAAATCCGGATCCTTCTAGTCATATTACAGGACAAAGTAGTATTGATGACCTTGCCGATTTTTTCAAAAACGACAATGACCACATGAGACGAGATTGATGTTTTTAAATCCTTATTACTCTGGCCTACTCTTTATCTTTTTCGTCCTGGCCGTCATGATGGTCATTGATAAAAATGTGGCCGACTATTTTATTTTGGTTCTTAGGATTATCAAAATAAACATTGAACGTTATTTTTGGATGATCCGCCTTCACCCTAAAAACCCCATCACAAATTTCCTTATGAAAAGGCGTTATGCTAAAATTGCAAAAGAACTCCACCAAGAACTAAACAATTCTAAATGATTATGGAAGAAAAATTTGATTTATCATCCTTGCAATCAAGGATCAATGACATCAAGAAAGATGGTCAGGAGTCTGCTGACTTCACTATTGAATATCTTGAGTGTCTTATGGAACGGCATGATCTAGGTCAATCTATTCCAGACGATTATGAACTTGAGGGAGTTCCAGAAACAATTTTTGAATCCCTGAGGAAAGGAGAAATTCCTAATAAAGAAGAAATTTTGTTGATGGATACTGATACTCAGAACTTCTTTCTTTTTGAAATGATCTGGATTTGCGGAATGACTGCCATTGGGTTTTATACTTCTGATGAGGAACTTGAAGAAGGCGAGGAGGGAACTTTGGATTCTATTTTGGCCATGTCCAGTATTTCTCCGGGCCATTGGAGTGCTTGTTATTTAATTGCTGTTTTGACTCTTCTTATGGCCAGGGTCCCATCAGAAGATATGATTGCGGCCTTTACTGATAATTTTTCAGATTCTCCCGATCAAATTCAGACTAATATGGACCATTTTATTGAATTCTCGGCTGCAGTTCTTTGTAGACATACCGAAGACGCTGTATATCATGATGACTAGTCTGGACCCAACGACTCCTTGGTATGAATTTTTAAGTTATTGTGAATGTTGTTATTCTTTAGGAGTTACACCCTCAGTTTGGAGATTTGTTCGCTACAACCAATACTTCAAAAATGAATTCAAAGAAACGAAAACCTGAAGAAGTCAGTCTAGAACTTCCTCCCTTCCACATTTCATTTCCATTTACATTAAAACACATGGACGGAAAGGTGGAAAAAACGTGTTATTTTTCCTGTAAAGAACACTTACAGTCTTATATTACACGATACAAACTCAAAAAGAATCAAGTAACTATTACAAAAACCGGAGAAAAAAATCATGGCACTATCTGAAAAAGTAGAAGACAAACTAAAAGAGGCCGAAGGGGTTCTAAGGGATTCTCTGTACTGGGCATCTAAAAACGAAAAACCCGCGACTATTCTTTCCATCTCCAAAATTATTAATGAGCTTGACTATCTCATTAAGATGGACAAGATCAATGATAGGATGGAAGATATGCTTAAAAAACAAGGCGGGGACATGTTTGGAGGACTTTTTGGATGATTAATCATCTCACCGATTCTGAGCAAGAAGAGCTTATCGCCCTGAAAAGGGCCATCAACGACAATGTGTCTTCGGTCCATTATGACAAAATGGAACGCTTTACTGAATTACTTGTCAAGACTCTTTCTGGCAAAGGAGCCGGTGAGATGTTTACAGAACCAACAAACTTTTAATTTCTAAATACTCTAAAAGAGTACAAAGAAATGAAAACATACGGCCAGTTTTTAGAACAAACTTCTATCGCTGATAAACAACGTTTAGAGCGTGAACAAAGACAGGCAATCCTAGACCAACAGGCCCAAAAAAGAGGAAAAGAACGGGAAGACAGGGCGGACCAACTAAAGGCCGAACAAGAAGAAAGAAAAGCCGAGAGAGAAAGAGTCCAAAAAGAACGCGAAGATGTGGCACTTAGACAAAAACTACAAAGACTAGAAAATCAATGAAATTTACTATTTATTCCAAACACGGTTGTCCATATTGTGATAAAATTAAATCTGTAATGTTCACATATAATTTTGAACATGTCGTGTACACCCTTGATCAGGACTTTACTCGTCAACAATTTATTGATGAATTTGGTCCTGGCTCAACTTTTCCCCAAGTTATTCTCAATGATCAAAAACTCGGTGGTTGCGTCGATACGGTTAAATACTTAAGAGAGAATAAACTTGTTTAATGGAAGAAACGTTTTATGATGTCGAAAAAGCCATAGATTTTGCCTTTAAAGAAAGGAAGTTTGTCATGAACTTCTATTCATACTTAAAGGTAAAAAACGCCCGACGAATCGACGCCCAAGACTTTAAAACAAGTAATGTGGCAACAAATATAAGAACCCTGGCCGAAGAATTAGATCTTTATATTCAAGGCGGTCAGACCGAATATGCCAAACAGTTAAGAGAGGCCTACGGACACCTATCAAAACCAGAGGCTCGGAAAATTATGAATTATATTTTAGGTTTTATTTCTGATTGTGACGTTTATATAAAAGAAAAGAATGCCAGAAAATCCAAACGAAAGCCTAAATAGTAAAAGAAATCGGGGATTCGATTGGATGCTCGACGACCAAAAAAGCAATAATCAGGAGGAACACTTTTTCAATTTTAACTTGCAGAAGTCTGTTTCTCTTTTCTCTAGAAGATTTCAGTTTTCTGTAAGTCTAACCGGAACTAAATCTAAGGAGAAATCAGATGTACTCAATAGCAATTTTCATTAGTGTTGTTTTAGTATTATTACTTTTTGTGGTAGGAGCGATTGTTGGTTGGATCGCTTCTTTTTATATGAACAAGAAAGAACCAGAACAACCTTTTATTCATCCCGAATTTCTAGATGCTTCCGGAAATATTTTACCAGACGAAATTATCGCACTAAGATTCACACCCAAACTTGACATTCATGAGGACTATTATGACACAGACTGCGACGGCGAAGAAGCCCAAGACTACGATCAAACCAATTGAACTACCATCTAATCCATTTCAACATGAGATCCTAGAACTGGCCTGTTCCCAAAGAACCAGGGCCAAGAAGATTGAGGTTCTCCAGAAGTATCAAAATGATGCCCTGGTCGCGCTTTTTATCTGGAATTATGATGATTCCGTAATTACGGCCCTTCCAGAAGGGGAAGTTCCTTATTCCAGCAACCCAGACATTGCACCAGGAAATGACTCTCTTTCCGAGGCCATTAGGAAGCAAATTGATGATAAGATGGTTGATGCTGTTGGTGGAAACATGAAAACCACTCTTAGAAAAGAATACGAAAAGTTTTATCTTTTCCTTCAAGGGGGTGATCCTAGTCTAAGTTCTATTCGACGCGAAACCATTTTTATTCAACTACTACAAGGACTCCATCCAAAAGAGGCCGAAATTATGTGTCTTGTAAAGGACAAAAAACTAACAGATAGATATAAATTATCATTTGATTTAATCCAAGAGGCCTATCCGTTTATTCAATGGGGTGGGAGGTCATGATGTGGTCCGAAGAGGAAATGCTAACATTACCTAAAAAGTATAATTGCCAGCTACTTTTTGCCGATGCCACCATGGCCCAGGCCAAGGATAGAAGTCTTCCTAAGGATGCTTATCTGGTCTTTTATGAAAACGAACAGGGCTCGGTTGTGATGGACGTTTGTAGGTGCAGTAAACGGGCCAGTTTATTTGATCTTTATTATGATAAATTTCGGAACGTAAAAGAAATTCGTTTTGGTTATGGTAACGTGAACCCTAAACTTTGGGGTGAACAAAACAAAAAAGAAAAGAAAAAGAGGAACTCCTAAATGTCTAGTGGTTTTGGTGAAGGAAACAAACTCAAACTCTCAATAAATAAACAAGAAATCAATAACATTATCAAAAAGTATAAAAAAGCCAAGAAAATTATGAAATCAAATCTTTATCAGGTACAGATTATGGATGGAACCGAGACTTACATTTCGGGTCTTATTCAAGAAGCTCAGGCGGATCCTCCTGTAGACTGATGGGAAAGCACTACATTTTAAACCTGTATGGGTGTAAGTTTGAACTCTTAGACGACTTAGAGTTTCTTTTGAAATTACTTATTGATTCGGCTCTTTTATGCGAGGCCACTATTTTACAAAAATCTTATCATAAATTTGAACCACAAGGAGTAACAGTTATTTTGCTACTAGCCGAGTCTCATATTTCAATCCATACTGTCCCTGAAAAGGGAGAGGCCTATGCAGACGTTTTTACATGTAGTGAGGTTGATCCGGTTATTGGGTGTCATAAAATAATCCAAGAACTGGATCCAGAAAGTTATAATTTGGAGTTTATCGGCCGATGAAGAATGAACGAATAAAGTTGATCATAAAAAACATTGAACTTCTTCTTGAGCAACTAAAACTAGAGGTTATTGATGAGGAAGTTGCTCCTGTTAAAAATAAAAATGTTATTGACATCAGGGATCTTATAACCAAGGATGATTATGAGGACCCTGAGTATTATGAAGAACCAGAGTTTAATTTACCTAATGTTTCTGTAAGATGGAGGAATGAGGATGTATGATTTAGACGAATTTGAAAAGGGCCTAGGTAATTTTGCGGATCGTGTAGAAGTCATTGTCGGGTTAGAAATTGGTGATAAAATTTCGTCTGATGAGGCTTATAAGATGATTAAGGAAGAATTTAAGAAACTTAAAAAACTACGTAAAGGAAATTGATTATGAGACCAGTAAAGGCAGCTGATCTTCTTGAATTAGATCCACGTTTACAGACTGTGGTTCTTCAGTGCTATCCAATCCCTGAGCAGGTTATATACCAGGCTGCAAAGAATGATTATTCTGAAATACCTATTCATGAACAACAGATTCCTTCTCCTGATAAGTGTGGAAAGTGGATTGTAGAAACTCTTTTGGCCAATGATCGCGGGCACTTCGGGCCGCTAGAAACTCCATCAATAACATTTTCAGTTTCTGGATATGTGCATAATGTGATTGTCCAGGCCAGAACTCACCGAATTGCAACTTTTGATGTTCAATCTCAACGCTATACGGGTAAACGAGTATTAAAAGTTGCCAAAGATGAACTTTCAGTTGAAGACGTTTTTTATATTCGCCCCCCAGGATATTATACAAATCGTCAAGGTAAAAAATATGATTGGACCCTCGCTGACTATAATGATGAATTAGATTTTATTTATGAGGGGTGTAAGAGATACGCAGCAAAGTATGAAAAGGGGATGTGTGAAGAACATATTAGAGATTATCTTGCACAGGCCATTCGTCAAAATTTTGTTTGTACTTTTAACTTGAGATCAATTTTACATTTTATGGACATGCGATCAAAACTAGACGCCCAACTAGAAATTCAGGCTCTTTGCGCTCAAATGGCTCCCCTTCTTAAAGAATGGACTCCCAATGTATGGAATTATTATGAAGAAAAACGTCTACATAAAGGTAAACTAGCCCCATAAGACTTATGAAATCCTATTGCATAAAAGACCATAAGACTGGTCATGTTTTTAAGATTCTTCTGACCGAAGAAGAGTTTTTAGAATTTCTGGCCGATAATCCAGAAATGGATGAATGCGTTGATTGTGTCGAATGCGAAGACGCACCTAGTATAACTTTGGAGGATTGATGATGCCCTTATATCCAGTAATTAACAAAAACACAGGCGAAACAAAAGAACTCAGCATGACTATTTCGGAGTGGGAAAAGTGGAAAGAAGAAAACTTTAAGGACGGGTGGGATAGGAACTGGAGTGAAGGTTGCGCTTCAGCATGTGAGGTTGGAGAATTTAAAGATAAGTTGAGGACCAAACACCCATCCTGGAATGAGGTTTTAAAAAAAGCAAAGAAATCAGGCGGCATGAATGCTAAAATGGATACCCTATGACAAGATCACGAGCAGCACGTAAATCCAGGCAACAGGCAAACATCCCACTAAACAAGAAAAAAACTCAATCACCACTAATAACTCTTGATCATCTAGTCGAACTTCAGCCATTAACGAAAAATCAAGAAAGCCTTTTTTATGCCTATGATGAAGGCAAAAACATCGTGGCCCATGGATACCCCGGAACCGGTAAGAGCCTTTCGTTAATTTACAAGGCCCTAGAAGAAGTCTTGGATCCCTCGACTCCTTATAAAAAGGTAATTGTCGTCAGATCCACCGTTGCAACACGCGACATTGGATTTCTTCCTGGATCAATTTCCGAAAAGATTGCGGAATTTGAAGTACCTTATAAGTATATGATCAAAAATCTTTTTGATTTTAATTCTGATGAAAAGTATGAGATGCTTTATGGGAACCTAAAGGCCCAGAAGAGTTTTTACTTTATGCCAACGAGTTTTATTCGTGGGATGACAATTGACGAGGCCGTTATAATTGTCGATGAATTTCAGAATTTATCCTATCATGAATTAGAAAGTATCATCACACGAGTCGGTCTGGATAGTAAGATACATTTCAGTGGTGACATTGCCCAGTCGGATCTTATAAAAAAATCAGAAAAAGACGGGGCCGCATTGTTCTTAAAGATTCTTGGTCGAATGGAGTCTTTTGAGACGATTAATTTTGGTATTGATGATATTTGTAGGTCCTCTTTAGTTAAAGAGTACATTGTCGCAAAACACAACCTTGGATTATTTCAGGCTGAATGACTAAATAGTACTGCCTAGTTTAGTTGGCGCTTAACAGGTAGGAGGGGATTTATTTCTCCTCCTTAACAATAAGATTTACTAAATAGAAATGCCAACTAAATTAGAGTAGAGCAATGTGTAGATTAGAAGAACGCACCCATAAGCATCACCTAGTACCAAGATACATGGGTGGAAGCAATAAGCCAGAAAATCTTGTTGAAGTGACCGTAACTCAACATGCTATGTTCCATTTCTGTAACTACCAATTATGGGGTAATGAAGAAGATAGGATTGCATGGAGAGCCTTATCTGGGCAAATAGGTGTGGATGAGATTAAACGAGAAGTCCAGCTTTTAGGTGCTAAAAAAGGAGGACAAGTTGCGGGACAAAAAGCATATGAAAATGGAACTGGAATTTTTAAAATGACTCCCGAAGAAAAAAGTGCGGCAGGTAAAAAAGGCGCCCAAAAAGTCATGGAAAATGGTTCTGGAATTCATAAAATGTCTTCTGAAGAAAAAAGTATAGCGGGTAGAGGGGGAGGTAAAATAGGAGGACAAGTTACTTATGAAAATGGCACTGGACTTTTTAAAATGACCCCCGAAGAAAAAAGTGCGGCAGGTAAAAAAGCGGCCCAAACAAATAAAGAAAATGGCACCGCTGTCTACGGTTTGAGTTTAGAACAAAGGATCGCGGGAGGTAGAAAAGCTGGAAAAATCGTTGGTAAAAGACACAAAGAAAATGGCACTGCAATTTTTGCAATAACTAAAGAAGAAAGAAGTGAGATTGGTAAAAGATCGGCAAAAAAGCAACATGCTCAGAGATGGAAATGTACCAAGACTGGATATGTTTCTACTCCCTGTGGTCTTTCCGCGTACCAAAAAGCCCGAGGGATCGACACATCAAACCGCATAAGAATTCAATAGACAGTTTTTAAATTGTCTCATACGCCCTCGGACCACTTGACAGATCCCGATGATCATGCTACAATACACCCAGGTTGAAGGATAAAATGACTTTTACACATGTTGGAATAGATTTGCCCAAATTAAAAAGAGAACACATAAATGGGGTTCGCTATTATACAATCAACGAAGAAAACAAAAAACTAGTCTCCATAACTTCTGTTATTAGTAATTATAACAAAGAAAAATTCACACTCTGGAGACAAAAAGTCGGAGACGAAGAGGCCGATAGAATAGTAAAAAATTCTACTAGTAGGGGCACTGATACTCATACTCTTATTGAAAATTACCTCTTAAACAAGGATCTCCCTAAAGTACAGCAGGTTATTTCAAATTACTTATTTAATTTTGCAAAACCAGATTTAAATAGGATCAACAACATTTATACGCTTGAAGGGGCTCTTTATAGTCTAACTTTAGGTGTGGCCGGGACCGTAGATTGCATTGCAGAATTCGACGGTGAACTTGCGGTTATTGATTTTAAGACATCAAAAACTCCTAAACCAGTTACCTGGCTTGAGGGATACTTCACGCAAACAATTTTCTATGCAATGGCCCTGTATGAGATGACAGGAATTAAGGTCAAAAAATTAGTTATAATTATGACCTGCGAAAATGGTGAATGTGTTGTTTATGAAGAAAGAGACCTTAAAAAGTACATGAAACTGGTCGTTAAATATATCGACAAATTTGTAGAAGACAAGTCAAAAACACTCTCCGATTAACAGACCATGAAAACCTTTAACTATAAACAAGAACTACAAAAAGAATTAGAAAAGAAGTTCCACTCGCCAGAAAAGTTTTCACAAGAAATCGAGAACCTCATCATAAAAAATCCAGAATATAATTACATTACAGCAATCATTGAATACTGTGAGGTCAATGATATCGATGTAGAACTAGTCCCAAAACTAATCACCAAACCACTAAAAGAAAAACTCAAGTGGAATGCAACCGAACTTAACTTTTTAAAGAAAACATCCCTAGGTAAACTCCCTATCTAATGTCTCCCTTTGAAGTTTATGAAATGTATCTGGCCATAAAGATGCATTTCACTCAGCCGTCTTATGATTACTTTAAGTATTCTGGCAAGGTTCGATCAAACATTGAATCATTCAACAAAAGAAAGGATAGATACTTTTTTGAAAAACTCTCAAGAAAAAAGGCCAGAAAAGACGTTTTGGATTATTTTGTTTCAAACTTTATAGAATCCTCTGATCCTTCTAAAATGTGGGTCGGAGAAATGAGGACCTCCGGTGAGGATAATTACCTAAAATGGAAAGGGAGGGTTCATTCTTTTACCTATTTGTTTGAGTCTGATTTAAACACCCTAACAGAAGATTGTCATCTTTATGAGGCTATCGTTTCAAAATCAGGTCATCCAAAAATTATAAAGTCTTATCTGGCCGGGAGAATCTGTTTAGAATCAGTTGTTGTTATGGATGACCTGACAAAGTTTATGAGTAAGTTACCTGGGTCTTATGATCCTGTTTTGGATGTTATTCGCTCCAGGGTTAGTAAGTACAGACCATTTTTTGTTTATGATAAGGATTCTGTTGTTCGGGCTATTAGGAGTAAAATGTGATGGATTATGAGACAAAACTAGAATTGGCTAAGAGTAAAGATACTCCTATTGAGGTTTTAGAAGAGTTGGCGACTGATAAGGATTTCTGGTGGGGTGTTCGCTACTGCGTTGCACGAAACCCAAACACCCCACCAGAAATCCTAGAACAATTAGCGACTGATGAATATTGGGATGTTCGCTACGGCTCTGCACAAAACCCAAATACACCACAAGAAATCCTAAAATTCCTGACAACAGATAAGAATTCCAGTGTTCGCAGTGCCGTTGCACGAAACCCAAACACACCACAAGAAATCTTACAACAATTGGCTACTGATGAAAATTTTCTTGTTCGCCGCGCTGTTGCAGAACACCCAAACAGAACGGAACTCATCGAAAGGCTGGTTTTTATGACTAATTATAAACTAGGAGTGGGCTGATGGATTATGAAGAAAAACAAAGATTAGCAGCAAGTGAAGATACCGCTATTGAAATTTTAGAAGAGTTGGCGACTGATAAAAATTGGATAGTTCGTTGTAGTATTGCACGAAATCCAAATATATCAATTAAAATTTTAGAGCAATTGGCAAATGATGAACATCCGTGGATTCGTGGTTGGATTGCAAAAAATCATAGGACTCCATTAAAAACACTAGAACTCCTGGCGATTGATAAAGAGTCTGTGGTCCGTGATCGAAAGGCTGGTTCTTATGACTAATTATCAGTCGGCTAAATAGACGATTATGGGTTGGTAAACCTGTCAAAAAAGCTTCCGGTTTTAATGTTATCTATCGTATTAAAAAATGGATTTTAAACAACTTAAAAAGCAGTCTTCCTTAGGTTCTCTGACCGAGAAACTTCTTAAGGAAGCAGAAAAAATGGGATCTTCTTCTTCTGAGAAGGACAGTCGGATTTTTACTGTGGAACGCGATTCTTCTGGTCTAGGGCTGGCAATTGTTCGCTTTTTACCAGCTCCTTCTGGAGAAGAAGCGCCTTTTGTGAAAATCTATTCCCATGGTTTTAAAAATGAGAATAAATGGCTTATAGAAAATTGTCCGACGACTATTGGAGAACAGTGCGCCATTTGTAGTTCCAACAGCGCATTATGGAACAGTGGTGTTGACTCAAATAAAAAAATTGCTAGTGCTCGTAAGAGAAAATTAAATTTTTATAGTAACGTTTATATCATCAAAAATCCCGCTAACCCAGAACTAGAAGGTGAAGTTCGTTTATTTAGATTTGGCCAAAAAATCTTTGATAAGATTATGAGTGCTATGAAACCTGATTTTCAATCTGATGATCCGGTGGATCCGTTTGACCTTTGGAACGGTGCGGATTTTAAAATTAAAGTAAAGACCGTTAAAGATTCAGGAAATAATTTATCTTTTCCAAATTATGATGATAGTGTGTTTATGTCACCTCGCGCATTGAGTGAAGATGATGAAGAGCTGGAGTCAATTTGGAAAAAATGTTATTCTCTTCAGGATCTTATTTCTCCAGATAAGTTTAAGTCTCCAGAAGAACTCACCAAACGTTTGGATTATGTTCTAGGAACTTCTACTCCCACACCTTCCCCGGTTCAAGAGCAAGAAGAAGCCGCAGAGCGACAGTTTCCTTCTAGTGAGGAAGAGATTATGGAAGACCTGGAAAGATCTTTTAGCCGATCCAATGACCCTCTAGATGAGAATGAAGACGACATACTATCTCGTTTTCAAGAACTAGCCGATTAATTATAAAGGCCCGCAAGGGCCTTTTTCAATAATCAAAAACTCTACTATTTTCACCCCTCTTCAACTTCCGATTAATAAACTGCGACCCACCTTCCTTATAAACCATAATTTCCTCTAAATTTTCAAACAGCACGTTCAAATAAACAGGTTTTAAAATAAAAATATCCCTCTTCTTCTCTTCCTTTCTTATCTCATATTGATAATTCGTCACCTCAACAACAAAATCCGAAGAGGACACCAAAACATCTTGTTCGATCCCATCATCATAAAAACCAAAATAATACGTACCATTATTTTCCACATAATTACCATTGGTACTCCAGGTCGGGCTAATTGTCTTTCCGGCTTCCAATAAAACCCGGTCTTTGGAATCCCTTATTTCTAGGGTCTCATAATGATGAATACCACTGTAAAGATTATCATAAGAGCCATATTTTTGCAGCATAATCTTATCAAACGTCTGTTGCGGGAGCGGCCATTCTTCTTGGACGTTTATGATATTATTAGAAAGAAAAATGACCCAATCTAACGTAGGATCACCATAAAAGGAATTAGCAATATTATCGGCCCTTTCGTTTCCGACGATATTATATTTTGTGAAGAAAGTTAAATCGTTAAAGATCTCTTCAAATAATTTGCCTCTTCTAAAGAAGTTTTTTATCTGAGTATATTCACTTATCTTCGCATTTGGTAGGCGATTTATGTATTCAAAGTTTGGAACGTAGTCGAAATAGTGGGCCATTAGAATCCGATTGGGTGATCTGATTGATAATCTGAAGCATAAACTGGAGTGAGTTCTTTAAATTGTAGGGTAATTCTATACATGACCATTGTTGCTTCTTCATCGTTAAAGGTCATATAAGTTCCCATTGGAGTATAATCAACAGTACAATTTTGGAGAGCGCACATTTTTATTTTGCC